TTAGCCGGCGCTCACAGGCGGGCCATCGAGAGACATGCCCGTTTCGATTTCGATAAGATCGAGGATAGAACCTGCGAGGCTGACCGGGCTAACCGCATCGACGGACTTGGCCGCTTCCTCGATAATGCCCGCGATCTCGAATTCCAGTTCGTCGCGCCGGGTGAGCTTCGGCCTCTCAGGGATGATGATCGCCATGTTACGCGGCCTCCGAAGCTGCCGGGTGACGAAACCGCATTTCGTCGCCGTCATCGTCAAGAACCAAGGCATCCTTGATGCGCTCGAAAAGATCGCGAACCCGCTTCAGGTTCGCGAGGTATGCCTCGATATCTTCGATGAAGCATTCGAGTTCACCGGTCGGGTCATCAGCTTCTTCCACCGCGTCCGAGAGAGTCGAAGAGAGTTCTGCGGTATGGCCGTAGCTGCCCGGATCGCGAAGCAAATCTTCGGGCTTGCAGCGTTCGACAGTCGGGCCCATGCTGAACGTGGTCTGCCAAGCGTTGGCAACGAAGATCGCCCAAAGCTCCTTTTCGGAGAACGTTGCGGGAGGTGCCAGGGTCGTGATATTTTCATTGGACATTGCGATTTCCTTCTAGCTATCGCGGTGTGAGATTGAGGGGCGGCAAAGTTCGGCGACCAAACTTCGCTTTGCCGTTCCCATTCTTGAAGGGCTATTCGCCCGTAGCATCGACGCTAAGCAGCGTGTGCCGCGTCGGCTTCCGAAGCTCCGACTGGATCGCCCTAAGGCGCTCTATCTCGGCAAAGGATTTCTTGAGAGCTTCAACATCGCCGCGAGGCAATGAGGCACTGACCTCGTGCGCTGCATCGATTGCTGCGCCGACCTCTTGAAGCTTGTATTCGTTGATGAGCGCAGCGAGTTCTTTCGCTGCATCGAGGAAGACGCCCATCATTCCCCGTGCCCTTTCGAGCGAGGTAAACGACTTTTCCCACGGCGCTTCGGTGTCGAACTTCTGCACCGCCTCGCCGAGATCGGTCCCGCTGATATGGACTCCGTAGGCGTCAAGGTTCTCTTCGAAGTCTACGTGCCGCCCATCCATAAACGCGTAGAAAGGCGTGACGACGTATCCCGGTTCGGGAACCGGCTCTAACAACGCCTTGCGCGCTGCCTGCCTCTGTCGTTCGCGATACTCTTTGACTCGCTCTGCTGAAGTCTTCGCCATGGCGATCTCCTTTCGTTACCGCTACTTGTAACGATATCTGTAACGACTGTCAATAGGTGATAGCCGCCGGTGCCTCATCCTCGCCGCTGAATGCCGTGACCGGCCAAACGCCAAGCTCGTCGCCAAGGGCCTGAATGATGTCGCTGCGCACCATGTCGGGCGCTGCCGGATCGAACGCCCGGACGATGGCCTCAAGCTTGTTGATGGCGTGGAGGTAGGTATCGGCGTGGAAGTATGCGGATGCTTGCATGTCTGTGTGTCCCCTGCCCATGATCGGGCACGGCTTTTGTGATTCAGCACCAACGATTTGGCAAGCCTGAAAACGCCAAAAATGCAACAAACTCAATAAGTAAGCGCTTACTTATCTCGTTGTTGGATATGAAAAAAGCCCCTCACGGCGACGAGAACGTGAGGGGCTTAGGGGTGCCGGTCGCACTAGATGGAAGCCATTGCGACCGGCGTTATCAAACAGGCAACCGGCAGCATGACCAAACACCACCGGCTGATAATTGAGTTATAGCGGGATCGCCGGGCGAGCGCGGTGGGTTATCGAAAAAAGTTAGGCTGCCGCCTTCTGTGCCACGCGGTCCAGTTCGCGCGCCTTCTTCGCCTCAAGGGCTGCTGCGATCTTCCGGCGCTTCTGAAGCTCGAAGACAGTGATACCACGACGCTTGGCCTCGCTCGCCTCCTTCGCGTCGAACTGCGCCTTGCGGACTGCGGCCTTCTGCCGAGCATAGAAGTCGCCGGAATAGAACTTCGCCAAGCAAAGCTGCCGATGATGCTCGTAACGTGCCTGATAGGCAGCAGGCGTTTCGTCCGGGAGCGGAAGGACACTGCTGTCCAGAGGAAGCCGCTGCCTCTTCTCCCGCTGCCAAAAGGCAATGGGTTCGATCATGTCGCGAAACTTGAGGTCGCGAAGCTCATCAACGAATTCGACCACTTCCGGGGAATCCGGGGTGAGCATGTCCTTCTTCTTTGCCATTTCGCGTTCTTCCTTCTCCTTCTGACGCTTCCGACGCTGGCGCTCATCGGCCTGCATCTTCTTGCGGGCCTTCTTCGCTTCCGGCGTCCAGTCGCTCAAATTCATCCTTGCCATGTCGGGACTCCCGTTTTGTGCGCGCAACGGAAGTTATAGCGGTCTGCCGGGGCGACTGCGCAGAAAGTCGGAAAATCCTGAGGGAGCGTGACGGGAAAGAACGTTCTAGCTAAACGTGACCGGAAGCAGCGTTCTAGCTCCCGGAAGCGTTACCTTCTGAAGCGTTCAAGCAATGTTCCGATAGCGTGACAAAATCCCGCGTTCGTAAGTAAATAGTTATTACTCTTTTCTAATTGATAATCATAAATAGCTAGAACGCTCGCCTTCGTCACGCTTGCGAGAAACATGCTCCCGGTCATTCGTTAGCGCGTCCGGGCGGGAAGTATTCGACGCCGATCTGAGAGAGGTTCCGGCCAGTCGCTTCGCTCCCGGCGCGGAACAAGTCTCGGGTCGGATATGAGACGTTCCGCGTTTCCGCCATAGCGAGTCACTGAGAGGGTTCCGGGCGCGGAGTGAGTGAAGACGCATCCGGGCGCACGAAACGCGCCAGTGACTCACTATGAGTCTACTAGCGCGCCCTCTGGTTCATATAGTTGCCAACCTTCGTCTGACGGCGAAGCTCGTCAGCCACAAGACCACGCATCTGCTGTTCGACCTGCTTGCCGACGCGGGCCGCAAGGTCGGCGTTCTGCGACGGCTCGCCACCGTTGGCGTTAACGGTGATCGTCGGCGCGATGGTGACGACGTTCGTGGCGTTGCTGTTCGCGTGCCTCAGGTCCGGCTTGCGGATGGTCGGCGCGCTGCCGACATAGCCACCGTCCGCGAACCCGCCAAGCGCGTTGCGGTGCATGGCCTCAAGGTTGCCGACGCCGATCCGGCTCGTTGCCTCCTTCGACATGACGTATTCGCCACGATGGACCACGCCTGCGGGCTGATACTTGCCACCGTCGCCGGTATAGCCGCCCTCGCTGAAGCCGAACAATGCGCCGAAGATGCCGGTGCCAATGCCAGCCAAGCCAGCAAGCGGACCCTTGCCGAGAAGCGCGGCCTGCAAGGTCGCATCGATCAAGCTCGAAAGCAGGTTCTGCAATGCGCCGTTCAAGGTCTGCGTGCCGGACAACAGGCCGGACAGGGACGACGTGAAGCTTTCAGCAAAATACTGCTGTGCATTCTTCAGGCCATCCGCCGAAGCGGCAACCTGTTGATTGGTGCCGTCAAGCTGCTGGGTGAGCGCGATCTTCTCGCGAAGCTTGGCAAGTTCCTGATCGGTGAGAGTGATGCCCGCCCGCTTCGCTTCCTGCTGGGCCTGATACACAGCAAGCTCGATACGCTGCTGCGATGCCGACATGCCGGAAATCGACTGTTCGAACCGGGCGAGGTCAAGCCCTTCCTGCACCGACTGGTTCAAGCTCTTGCGGGCCGCGTCCTGCTGCTTGAGCAATTCCGTCCGCTCGCGTTCGCTGTCGGTCGGTGCAAGCGGCTGGGCTGCGGTCGGCGTCCCGGCATAGGCGTTGCGAATGGTGCCGTCATCGACGCGGCGCAAACCTTCCCATTCGTTGCGAAGGCCAGCCGGATCATTGCCACGACGGCGAAGAAGGGCGCGCGCAAGTTCGTCCTGGGTGTCCTGATCGAACAGACGATCACCGGAAAGGCCAAGCTCCTTCATCAAACCTTCAAGCGTCCTGCCGGTGATCTGGTAGCGGCCAAGTGCCGAAGATCCCTGCCCGTCACCATAGAGGGCGCGGTTTGCCGGGTTCGCCAGCATATAGCGCTGAAGGTCACGAACCTGATTAAGCGTCATGCCGGTGAGGTTCTGCGCTCCGCCGGTCCACCGGCCATTGTCGAGGGTCGCGTTATAGTCCCCGCCACTTTCGACGCTGGCGATGAGGTCAAGAATGTTGTCGTGCTTGCCGAACCGGGCAATGCTCTTGGCGCGGTTCGCGAGGTCGGTCGCGCTCATGACCTCGCCCATCGTGCGGGCGTTCTGCACGGCCTTGGTATAGGCCGCGTCGATGCCGTCCGTCGTGGCGAGGGTGTCGAGTTCGGCCGTCAGTTCCGGCACGAGGTTCTTCAGTTCGACAAGGGCGTTCTTGAAGTTCGCCGCTGCCGCGACGTTACCGCCGAACGCGCCGGACAGGCTGTTGCTTGCTGCGGACAGTTCCTTGAGCGCCTGCTTGAATTCGTCGCTACCGCCCGTGACTTCATGAATCTGGTCATCGACGGCAGACAAGGCCGCATTAAGCTGGCGAAGTTCGGCCTCCTTCATGACGTTCAACGGGTTCGCTTCGGTGTCTGCGATCTGCTTGGCGATCTTCGCCCGCTGTTCCTGAAGCCGCTTAAGCTGGGCCTCCGGCGAGTTGTAGGCGGCAATGGCACGGTCACGCGCGCCTCCCGAAGGATCGTTGATATAGCCGATGATCTGGGATGCGACGTTGACGCCTTCGACTGCCGCCTGCTTGGCGTAGACGGTGAAGTTGCGCCACATGGTCGAAAATTCGCGATCGATCTTCTTCGCGGCTTCGATCTGCTCGTCGGTGAAGGTCGCGGCCTCGCTGCGCATCTTCTGGATTTCGGCGACAGAAAGCCCAAGAACCTTCGCCATCTGTTCCGCGCCGGTTCCGCCGAAGACCTCATCAAGGATGCGGGTCTGTGCTGCCGCGTCCATCTGCTGAAGCTTGCCGATGATCTCATCAAGGAAGCGGCTAGGATCCTTGAGCTTCTGCGCAACGTCGGTTGCGGAATAGCCGAGACGCTGGAAAGCCTCTTCGGCGCTCCCCTTCCCGGTCTTGGCGAACTCGTCGCCGCGAATGTTCAGTTCCTTGAGGGCGTCGGTCACGCCGTCGATGCTCATGCCGGTTCCGGTGGCGACGTAGGTCCACTGCTGCCAAACCTTGGACGACACGCCAGCCTTGCGGGCTTCGCGATCCACTTCGGCGATGCTGTTGGCGATTTCCTTCAGGGCAATTGCAGCGCCACCGACGCCAGCGACAACCGCGCCGCCCTTCATGAGCGGGGCGAACATGCCCTGAAGCTTCTCGCCGATAGATGCCGACGCCTTTCCCATGGTCCGTTCCATGTTCTGGGCAGACTGCCGGGCGCGGCCTTCCATCTTCCTGAAGTTGTCGTTCGTCGCGTTGCGGGCGCGTGCCATGTCCCGCTCATACTTCGTAAGCCGGGCCTCAAGGCTCACGACAAGGCGCTGCGTATCATCCATTCGAGAAATTCCTTATGCTGCCTCATCCCACATGGCATCCATGCGGGCGGCGTATTCGTCGGGATCAAGTTCATGAAGGGCGGGCTGGTTATCGTTCGCCGCTGCCCGAAAGACGGACAACGCTGACGCAATCGCGCCGTCGATGTGGTTCGAATGGCGGGTGCCCTTGTGCATCGTGGTCAATTCGCTGGCACTGGTCGCGCGCTTCACGACGACGCTTTCGAAGTGGTTGCGAAGGATCGGGTGCGCGCCGTGCCGGATGCGGCGACCATTCACGATACGCTCAAGGTCGCAAATCGGCCCGTGCATGTGTTTCGCTGTCTGCGGAACCTGAAGGACGTTGATGCCGTGATCCATGAGCTTCGACATGAGCGGCCCGGCAAGCGACGGGTCGAAGACGACTTCGCGCACGTCATAGGTGCCGCAAAGGTCAATGATCCGGTCGGCGATCACGTCCGGCTCGATCACCGGGCCGTCAATGACGTTCAACAGCCCTTCATCGCGCCACCGGGTATAGGGCACTTGTTCCCGCTTCCCCTTGTCCTCAAGACCTTCAGACGGCAGGAAGAACCACGGGTGAACCGTGATCCGGCCATCCTCGTGACGCCACGCGCCTACGATAGCCGTCAAGTCGCCGGAACGGGAAAGGTCCACGCCAAGCCAGCACGGCAGGCCCTCAAGGTCAGCGAGGTCGAAGTTCGGATCGCGGCCCGCGTCATAGACGGCCATATCGAACAGCGGGTCGCGGGAAGCGGCCTGCCACATATTCAAATGAAACTGCTGAAAGGCGAACCGTTCGGCGGGGCGGTGTTCGGCCTCGTGTGCCATCGTCCGCAAACCGCCAAGATCGGGGAAGCCATGGGCAAGGCCGGGATTGACCTTGTGCCACACGGCTTCGTCGCGCCAATCGTCGCCGGGTTCGGCTTCGAAGATGATCGGCAGGAACGACGGGTCTTCGATCTCGCCGGTCGCGACCTTTCGGGCGTAGTCGTAAATCTCGAAACCGATGTTCTCCTGTCCACGGCCTGCGGTCGTGGCGATGATCATGAGGGTGTCGGGAACCTTCGCCATGCCGGACTTGAGGGCTTCCCAGAGGTCGCGGCCCTTCCAAGCGTGGATCTCATCGACAAGGACGAAGGAAGGCGTCTTGCCATGCTGTGCAGCGCCGTCACTGGAAACGGCGAGCAGTTCTGCCTTGTTCGGGCGTGCCATGATCTTCTTTGCCGAGTTATGGGCGTCATAGATGCGGGTCGCGGCCACGATGCGGCGATCTTCGCGCACGATGTTCGCGGCCTCCTTGAAGCCGATACCAGCCTGTTCACGGTCGGACGCGGCAAAGATGGCCTGCCCGGCCGAACGCGCTTCCGGGCCGATGGTATGCAGTAGCGCCCATGCTGCCGCGATACTGGTCTTGCGGTTGCCACGGGGCAGCATGAGGAAGACCGTGCGGACGATCCGGCTCCCATCGGGATTGCGCGGGCCATAGATGCGCCGGGTCATGCGCTCCTGAAAATCGTATAGCTGGAACCGGCCCTTCGGCGCGGTGCTTGCCGGGTGCTTCAATGCCCGGATAAAATCGACGGCTTCCTGTCCATAGCCTAACGGGTCATCGATAGGGCTGCCGTCATTGATCCACTGCGGGAACGCGCTCTTAGGCATGGGCACGGTTCCTGCCGATGCTCATCGGATTGTCGTCGTCATCGTCGCCACCGGCTGCACTGCCGACACGGGCGCGCGATACCGGCGACAAGCCATATTCGGCGGCAAGCTGCCGGGCGGTCTGCATTGCCTTGTCCTGAAGACGGCAAAGCTTCATGTCGATCTCGCCGGATGGGCGAAGGGTGTCTTCGATCTCCCTGACAAGACCACGGGCGCGGCAGTAGTCTTCCACCCCGCCGAGGTCGCCGCGCGTGATGATACCGCGTTCGATGAGGCCGGGCATAATCCGCTTCCATTCGGCGCGCGCATAGGCGGAAAGCTGCTTCGGCGCTGCCGGTGCCTTCGTGAGGGCGTTGCTGTCCCGGTCGATAGGCGGCTTCACGCCGCGAAGGTGGGTCACTTCAGGGCCTCGCCACGAAGTTCTAGCGCATCGCGCCTGCCAAGTTCCTTGATCTCCTTGATGCCGTAGGCCGTGCCCTCGTAGGTCACGCGGTCGGCGGTCGTGATGCCAGGGCGATAACGGACACGGAAAACGACGGTGCCGGTTTCGGCCTCGCCGTAGCCGGTGAAGAATTCGCTCGCCGACTGCTGAAGGACTTCGGCCCATACCGTGGCGACGGGTGCCCATCCCTTCACGACGCTGCCGGACGGATTCACGGTTTCCGTCTCGCGTTCGATGGTGATGCGGCGATCCATGCTTCCGATATTCAGCATTAGACAATCCACCGAATGAGGGCTTCGACGGACAGGACGCCATGCCCATAGGCAGGGTCAGGATCGCGCGGGAACCGCGACGCCGTGACCTTGAAGTGATCGCAGTAGCCGCCTTCGATGGTCAGGGTCTTATCGAGCGCGGTCGTCACGGCGAAGGCAATTTCCTTCACGGCATCCTCGCCAGCGTCGAGCGTCCAGATATGCAGGTCTAAGTAGACCCACGCCGCGCGCTGGGCGGTGTAGTCCTGACCATGCAAGGCGGTGTTGCCGTCGCTCATGATGACGCACGGCGTCTTGTCAGGGCGCGAACCACCGGCCCGGATATGGTCAGCCGGGACAAGGGCACTCACTGCCGGGTTGGCGACAAGCGCGGCGCGGATAGCAGTCTGAAGGGCAAGGGTCGGTTCAATCATTTCGCATTCCAAGAGTCTTTGACGGCCTTCTTCGCGGCGCGGTTGATGCGGTTTTGCAGGCGCTTGCGGAGAAGGCGAAGGGCGGGCCAAAAGAAGGGCTGGGCTTCGGCGTTCGCCGTGCCGTATTCGACAAGGTGCGCATAGCGCACGTCCTCGTTGCCAACGGTCACGAGAACTTCCGTCTCACCGGCAACACGGGAACCGCCCGGTTGACTGAAGGGCGGGGTATGCTGGCCCGGTGCGGTGACTTCGATGCTGTCGATCAGCGCGCCGGTATCGCGGGAGGTTTCGGCAAGCATCTTCTGGTGACGGGCAAGTTCCTCGCCGGACTTCATCAAGGCAGGAATGACGGCCTCGCGCGGTGCGCGGGCGATCCGGTCAAACGCTGCCATCGTTTCGGCGAGACCGTTTCCGCTCTTATTCGCCATCGCCGAACCACCTTTCACGGTAGCTGTCGAGGATCGCGGTCACGCCCTGCGGTGCCATATCGACGGAAAGGCCGTAGGTCGCGATGCTGCGCACCTCGTAGTAGAAGGCGACGAGCTTCAAGACGGCGTGCTTCACGTCTGCCGGGATAGGATCGAAGTCGGCGAGCGGCTTCCCGATGTAGTTCGCGGCCCACGTCTCTGCGGCGTCGATGTAGAGCGAAATCAGATCATCTTCGGCGGTTCCGTCCACCTTCATGTGCTGCTTGGCGAGGTCGAGGCTTAAGGCGCTCATGCTTCACTTCCTGAAAAAGTTAAATTCGGTGTCTCTTGCAAAGTGCTCCCCGCGCCGGTCCCCTTCAAAGGCGCAAAGTCTCTGGATACCCCCCTCGGTCCCTTGCGGGTAAAGCGGCATCCCGACTAGATTGTCGGCAGAGAGAACGGCAACCGGGGATTCCGCACGATGGATCTGACGCAGGTCAATGAAGTGATGGGGCTTGCTTCCAGCGCAGTGGGCCTTACCGGTAAGGCGGCGGGAACGATTCAGGCGATTAAAGCGCTGTTTGACTCCGGCAATCCTGGTCAAAGCGGAGAAGCAGGGAAGCTGATAAACGCATTGGCGGCAGAGTTGACTGCGGCCAACATCATGAACGTTCAACTGAGCGAAGGTCTTCGAGCGCTTAGCCAAGAACTTCGGCGACTTGACGAGTTCGAGACGGAAAAGGCCCGTTACGAGATATTCCATACGCGACAGAATGATGTCGTTTTCAGACTTAAGGCCGAGGTCGCCAATGGAGAGCGGGAGCATTTCATCTGCCCGGTCTGCCTTAACCGGGACAGACTCATTAGCTTCCTGCAAGGAACCGGTGACTACAGGCGATGCCAAACGGATAACAACCACGTATTTCAATTTGCCGATACCCCGTTGCCCAGCAGGGGTGGAGGCAATTGGATGGCTTGACGCTCCTGCCGCTGCTTAATCGAGTTGTGGCAAGGGCCGCAAAGGGGCTGCCAGTTGGCGCGGTGCCAGAACAGGCGCTTGTCGCCACGGTGCGGAATGATGTGATCTACGACGGTTGCAAGGCGGGTGATGCCGTGGGTGCTGCACTCCCGGCAGTGCGGATGCGAGGCCAGGTATTCGAGGCGGGCCTTGCGCCACTCATGGTTATAGCCACGGGCACGGGCCGAAGGACGGCGCGCATCATGGCGGACGTTGCGCTCACGGGTCCGGGTGCGCTGGCACTCACAAAGAACGCCATGGGCGACTACACGGCCACAAGAACAGATGCGGGGCGGCAGGCTCATGATCCGCTCGCAATCTTCGCCTTGAGGGCGCGAAGCCCTGCACGATCAAATTCGGGGTCGAGGCCAGCCGCAACATTGTGCGCGGCCTGTTCGGGGTCCGGTGCCTTTGCGGTCGGCTTGTCATCCTCGCCGCTGCCATGGATCGCCTTCAGCTTGGCTACATGTCCTGCATAGGCGCGGGTGATCTCGATCGGGGTCGCGTTCCATGCCTGTTCGGGCGTCCAGCCAAGCCAGCCGGTCGCGTTTTCGTAGAGGTCAGCATAGAAGTCGGACCAAGCGACGGACTTGCCGGAAGGGCGAACATCGGTCGCCTTCGGATCGGGCGCGGGCATAAGCATAGAAACGAGTTCGGCGAGCGGCATACGTGCCGGCCCGATGAAAGAGGAAAGCGGCTTTCCGGGTATGCCAGCCAAGAAAGCCGCCGCATCCTGCACGGGGGACGAAGCCGCGCGGATGATCTCAGAGATAACGGTGAAGTTGCCTTCCTCAAGCGCCCGGAACATCGCCGGGAAGCCGAAGCTGGCTTCAAGGGTGACAGCGGCCCGCAAGGAAGGCCGAAGCGTCACGGTGTTGCCACCGTGCGCAAGCGTTACCTGTTCATATGCGGGCCGCTGGTAGGTCTCCATTAGGCCGCGACCTTCAGCTTCGTGAGGGCTTCGCCCATAACCACGCGACCACCGACACGACGGCGAGCGTGAAGCTTGATGATGCCGTTTGCAGCACCGGTCAGTTCGTCGCGAATGATGTTGAAGCCGACACGGTCGGCGACGGCGTAGCCGCTTGCGAAGTCACCGAATACAATCGGCGTATTGCCTGCGACGGCGTCCGGCATGTCCACGGCCTCATAGACCGGGCGGCCAAGCAGAAGAGGCGGCTGGCCTGCGGTGATGGACCGTTCCCAGAGATACGCGCCGTCGGTGTCCTTCAGCTTGCGAACCGCTGCCATGGTCTTGCGGTTCATGAGCCACGAGCCGTTTGCGGAATAGGCCGTCTTGATGCTGTAGAACAGGTCAATGAGGTCGTCGGCTGCGATCTCGGCTTCGACTTCTGCAACGTCGTCGGACGTGAGGACGCCTTCTGCCTGCGTGGTGCCATTGCCGTTGACGAACCAACCGGCCTCCTTCTGTCCGAACCGGCGAGCGATGTGATTGCCGAGATAGCTGGAAAGATCGATCTGGGCATCCTCAAGCAGGATGCGCGTCACCGGGACGATAACGGCCATTTCGAAGGGCTTCAGGTCGATCTGGTCGAACGAAGGTTCGCTTTCCGGGCGTGGCGCGGTTTCCGCAACTTCGCCAACCGTGATTTCATCGACAAGGCGGGGAAGCTGAAGAAGCGGGCCGGACATGGTGATGGTCTGGGCAAGGCCACGAACCGGCGAAAACTCTGCGACCTTTTCGAGGATCGAGGTCGAGACGGCTTCCGGTGCCAGGATGCCGCCCGTTGAAGGCGTGGCGTAGCCGAGTGACTTCACCTCGTTTGCATCCCCGGAACGAACGAAGTCGGCGAATGCCTTCTTCTCGCTGTTGTCGTTAGCGCCTGCCGGATGGTTGTTGTTCGCGGCAAGCGGGCGGTTGGCCTTCGCTTCCAGCTTGTCCATGCGGGCCTTCATGGCCTTGAGTTCATCGGCAGACACAACCGGGTCACTCTTCGTTTCCGGGACGTTCTGCATATCTTCGTTTTCCATAAGTTCTTCCTTGAGGTGTGATTTGACGACGGTGACGTGCGCGCCGGGATGGACCGGGCGACGGCAAAGGCTGATTTCGTTGACGGTGATGGACTTGAAGACGCGGCCACCTGCGGCGCGCGGTTCGAAGCCGGTGTGACGGAAGCCGATGGACAAACCGGCGATCTTCCCGGCCTTCAACTGCCGGTGAGCATCGCGGGCGGGTCCGATACCTTCCACGAACAAGCGGCCCTTCACTTCAAGGCCGCTGTCGGTTTCGGTGCAGGTTTCCCAGACGCCGACAACCTGTTTCTGATCGTGTTCAATGACCATGGGAACGCTGTTCGCGAAGGCAACGGTGCCCTTTTCGATCACGTCGCCGACGCTGTCCGGCGAGCCGAAGGGCCAAGCGATGCCGGTCACGGTGCCGGTGTCGTCAATGGAAACGTTCGCCTTGATCTCGAGGTTCTGCGTGTCCGTCATTCGGCCACGTCCTTGTAGGCTTCGCGGATTGCGCGAAGAAGAAGACGATTGGAGCGGGCGACGAACTGTTCGACCTGATCAATGGAAGGCGTCACAAATACCGGTTCACGGTCATAGGACTTCGAAGGCTTCTGGATATTCGGCGCGCTCACAGAACTGCCTCCTTGGCGGTTTCGGTGTCCGGGGTGCCGGAATAGCGGGCGTCGAGAATGTCGAACGCCAGCAGATACAAGTCAGTGATGAGCATCGAGCGGCTGTAGATGCTGACGAGCTTATGAGCCGCGTCCGGTGACATGCCGCCCCCGATAAGGCCGGTGCGGATGACTTCGGTGAGGTCAAAGAAGTGCGCGGCCATCGACCGGAACCGGGTGTGCAAGGCCAAGATGCCGACGCCGGTCGTTCGCTCAAGTTCAAGAATCATCTCGGTCGTGAGGGCGAAGGTCTTTTCGCCATCACCGAAAAAGGCGGTGTGCTGCATGTCAGGAAGCTTCCTTCGGCGGCTGGCGTTCTGCCGGGCCGGTCGTGGTCGTCGTGGTGTAGGGGTTTGCGAGTTCGTCGCCGCCCGGCAGTGCGGGCAGGTTCATCGCGGCGCGGACTTCGTTCGGGGTCATGGCGCGCATGGCGACAAGCTTGCCGAAGATCTCGGCACGGCCTGCGGCATCGGCGCGCTGAAGGTCGTCAATGACGAACTCGAAATAGAGGGTGTCACGCTCTTCGTCGGTGAGAAGCACGGTCGCATAGGCGTCCTGCCACTTGTCGAGCCAAGGGCGAAGGCAAACCTGAAGGAAGCTTGCGGCCATCTGTTCCGCATTGCTCCAGGTCGCACGCTCAAGCTGATACAGCATATGCGGAGGGACGCCGAAGACGCGGGCAATCTCGTTGATCTGCTCAAGGCGGTTTTCGATGAACTGCGCGTCCGTGCTGGCAAGGGCCATCTGCTGGTAGCGGAAGCCGTTAGGCACGATGAGCGGGCGCGATTGCTTGCCGCCGCTGAATGCCGCCCGGTAGTCCTTCAGGATGTTGGCAATGACCTTCGTCCCGGCTTCGGTGTCGGGAACGCTGTTCTCGCTCCAGAACATCGCGGACGGACGTGCGCCGTCGCTGAAGAGGTTCGAAGTGTGCTTTTCGAGGGTGAGGCCGATGCCGATGGCTTCACGGCCAAGCTTGACGGGCGAGACGCCCGCGAAGGCCGGGACATAGAGAACGTCACGATAGGAAAGCCGGACCTGCCCGCGTTCGGTCGAGACAAGATAAAAGGGTTCGCCATCGTCCTCGCAACGGCGCTGCACCTTCGACGGGTCGAGGCGGTGAAGCTCAAGGGGGCGATCATCGGACGCGCGGACAACCTGCGCATAGCCAGCGCCATGAAGCAGGGCGTCAACGGTGAGGTCTACACGAAGCTGTCCGGCGCTGGTCCAGTCGTTCGCGCGGCTATGGGTGATCTTGTGGCCGGGGTGATCCTTGGCCGCTTCCTTGCTGTCGTCGGCTTCGCGATAGAGTTTGCAAGGCAGAGAGCCGATAGTCTCGGAGATAAGGCGCACGGCCTGAAGCACTGCCGGAACGTGCATCGCGGAATTGCCAGTAACGACAACGCCGGATGCGGTCGGGATCACGCCGAAGAGTTCGCTGATCGCGGGATCGGTGAGGGAATACGCCTTCTGTTCTACCGAAAGGCCAAGGACCTTCTTTGCACTCGAAACAATGCCGGTGAAGTTCATGCAATTCCGTCCTCAATTAACTTGAGGACAGAATCTCATATCAGGACTCGCTTGTGAATCCCTAGTTATGATAATTTTCCTATTATATAGGATTTTTTGCCTATTCATGGTGCAAAACGATATCCCGCACCTTGTCCATCTGCTCCGCAATCGAGATCAACCGTAAGTCGCTCCCGCCGTAGTCATCTGCCGAAGATCCGGAGGCTCGGCCTGTGATGTAGAGCGCCGCCTTCTGGCTCACTCCAGCGAACAAGGCATCCTCGAACAGATGCCGGAAGCCGTGGTTCGGGGGCGGCATATCCGTCCGGTTCGGAAAGACCTTCTCATGAATCCACTCGCGAAGGCGCTGGTCCTCGTTAGCGCCGCCCGGAAACAGCTTTCCGTCAGGCTGCGCTTTGACGAACTCAATAAACCCTTCACGGATCAACGCCCGATGCACTGGCACCTTCCGGGCTTTGCCTGTCTTCGTTGTCCGGCCATGGCCGACGCGGATATGAATGAACCAATGCCCTTCAAGCTCGAACACGTCGCGCTTTTCCAGCACGGTTATCTCGTTCACGCGCGCGCCGGTATGGGCTACGATCCAAGGTATCCAGCGGAAGCTTGAACGGGTCGCCGTGCGGGATGTCACCAACAGGTGACGCGCATCCTTAAGGGTATAGGTGCGGTCGGCGCTGTCCTTCGTTTCGCCGACAGGAAGTTCTAGATAATCGAACGGCGTCCCCTTCGGCGTGGCGGGAAAGAGCTTCCCACGGCACTGCTCCTGACCCCATCCAAGGATTGCCCGGATGGTCGCCAGCTTATCCTTGATCGTCTTCCGAGAGAGCTTGCCAGCGTCAAGCATGGCGTTCCGCCACGCCTCCCCTTCCTCAAGGGTCACGGTCGCCATGCGCTTGCTTCGGCGGTGATGTTCGAAGTCATGCACAACGCCGCGATACTTTTCCAGCGTCGTCGCTGACTTCACCTTGCCGCCTAGTCCCATACCGGTCAGGCGCTCTTTCTCTGCAATCACCATTTCGAACGTGAGCGAATTGAAGTCAGACGTGGCAACGTCTTCGGCAACCTCATCCGCTTCGGCGGCTTCGGCAAGCATGGGGTCTTCAGGCTTCCCGGTGAAATCGCCTTCATCACGTTCGGCGACACGGGCAAGAGCCTCAAGTTCGGACACACACAAGGCCCGTGCAAGTGTTCGCCATTCTATGGTGCCCTTGACGACCGTCGTGTTACCGAGGCGACGGAAGCGATCGATTTGCCGCCCTACAAGCGCTTCAAGGCCATCGTCAGCAAGCCCGCCCGCAATACCCTGTCGCAAGAGTTCAACAAGCCTGTCGTCAACAAGGCCCATCGCGTGGCGATTGTCCATGTTCCGCAGTTCGGTGTCGAATGCGATCCGATCATTGTAGTTGCGCAAGGCCAGTTGACCGACCGGGAGGGGATAGCGGCCCGGCGTGATTGCCTCACCCTTCGCTAGCTGCTTCCGCCGTTCGGCTACAGCGATCTTGGCTTGAAGTTCGGCAACAGCAGTATGAAGCCTTGCAAGCGCGGTTCTGCGATCCGCTCCTAGCGGTTCGCGAAGCTCATGCTTGTTTTCGAGGAAGGGCCGAAGTTCTTTCGGGATCACGATGCGGGCGAAATATCGGCCATCGCGATTGAGTAGGTAGCGGGGATTAGATGGCAT